CGCCACCATAAACAAACTTGAACCATACTCCCGCCGTAGGCGACGGAAGAGTGATCGTCCGGTTTCCGGTAATCGCCGGAACAACATTGACCCTGCCAGCATTGGCAGTAGCAGTCAGGGTGGTGTCTGCATCGCTGAACGTAATGGGAGTAACCTGCAACCCCGATCCGTCTAAGCTGAATTCCGTCGTAAATGCACCAGTTGTCGAGTTTTTCGATACTACGTCAAATCCATCTTCGGACCTGACTGGTCCCGTAAAAGTCGTGTTAGCCATAATCCTACCTTCTTACGAAAGGATTCGTCCCGAAGTCTTCGTAACGTCTGCTGGGCCAGTCGCCGGGACTATGTATCCCAGAACAAAAAGGGAGATGGGAGCGTTGACGCGAGACAACAAACAGATCGCCGTAAGTCACCGTCAAGGAAATTGACGACAATCGTCATTATCTACCGCTCCCATCCCCCCTAACTATCCTACGCTCCGGGCGAACCCCAGATCCCTAACGGATCGGAAACACCGAAGCTGTACCGCTCGCGAGCCTTGTAGCGAACATTTCCGGTATCAAAATCACCGTCCATGCTCGTCTCAAGACCAACACGCTTGAACATCTTCATCCCATTGGGAACATCACTCAGAAGGAACCACGCATCCGTATCCGTCAGGAAGTGGTTCACAACCGTACCACCCGGCACAATACCCATGCTTTTTACGGCATTGATATCATTGTCTGCGGTAGCGGGACGAAGTTCGGACTTCATCACCCGTGTAGCCACGAACTGCAAATCGGGCGGGATGACAAGCTTCTGGGGACGAGAAGCGATCAGCAGACCACGCTCATCCGTCCATTTGCCAATCTGAATGACGGCAGCTTCAAGAGAAGTCTCGTTGAAATCGACAGCGGTAGCCGGACGGTTCGAGTTCTTACCACCCGAAACGAGTGGATGACCATCACCACCAGTTACGCCATCACCAGATGCCGTGAAAAGATTCACACCATCGCCGCCCTGGTAAGCGTTAGTGAACCCGTTGTTGAGCGGGAACACGGCTTTTACCTGCTTGGTGTGGGCCATGGCGCGAGCCAAAGCCTTGGTGTAACGAGCCGATAGCGAATCGTAAAGATTATCCTCCATGGCTTCTTCCGTAATAGCGAAGCCCATGGCGATTGTCTCGTGGTTATATCGTGCCACGAACGACTCTTGTGCGGCATCGTATGAAATTGCCGACCCCTCATCCTTCACCGGAGCGGCATCGAAGCCCGAAAGCTTCACTTCTTCCTCGAAAGACCTGCTGGAGCTTTCCGTCTCGTAAATTTCAGTATGTTCCTCGTCGTAGCGACCATACTCCATTCCGAAGAGCGCGTTCAGCCCCGGAAGCAGTTCCTTGAGTAGTTGTGCGCGACTAATAGCCATTGGTCAGATCTCCTATACGCCAGTGGCGTTTAAGTAGGAATGATTAGAAGCTGACCCGCTAGACGCAGCGTTGAACTTCACGATAACATCTGGATACGCATCACTTGCCGTTGTCCCCTTCGGGGGCAGGCTGGTAGGCCCGTCGACAAAATCAATGATGCGGAGAGGCAACGTGTTAGTCGTGGCCGGAGTGCTACCATCAAGCGCATTCTTCGACTTGCCGATAGTAGTGCTACCTGCCGTAACGACTACGGACGCATTCAATCCGCGATCCGTGGTATTCAGTGCCTCGTCAGCCTGCATTTGAAACACAACGAAAGGATCGTCAAGCACATACGCCATCGCATCAGTGGCCGCATTCGATGCGGGCCAGAACTGCGAAAACGTCTTTTGGCTCGTTGTTGGGTCCGTATACGAGCAACCCAGGAAGATCCCGACTGCGGTCGTTGCCGTGGTACCAGTATCCTTAGCTATAGTACCGTCATTCGCGACTTTACAAAAATCACCATAAGAAATTTGTGTGCCATATGTAGTAATGATCGGCAAATGTCTAGTCTTGCCCGTAAACGAACCGGAAGAACTTAGACTGCCAATCGGTCTAGCTCCATACGGCGCTGCTGTTGTAGCCATAAGATAACCCCTGACTGTCAGTCGCTTGGCATTTAACGACTACCGCCGCCAAATGTCACGCGGGTTTTACGATCAGGCGCGAGAACAGGCATTCGTGGATCATTCTCACGCAAATAGTTGTTATCGACGGCTTGCATCTGGGAAGCGGCATGTCGGGCATAATAGTCACGCCTTTTATCAACCACCTCTTGTGCTGACTTGCAGAGCAATAAGCCACCGACTTCGATTCCGCCTTTACTCGCCCAATCCGAATCATGATCACTCAGGATCTGTAGTTCGGGATGATCTTCGGCACGAACGGGCTCCCATCCTTCACGAAAACGCTTCGACACGTTCGTGTTGTCTTGGTGCCCTACCATCGAAGTTCGTATCCACCGAAATACGTAACCATCCTGCGGATCGGGGTCTGGAAGTATAGGTGCGGGTTCCCATGGTATATCACGAGTTTCGTTTTCACGATCCTCAAGACTCCGTGGTTCCCGTGGGGCGCGATCATCAGCCATCAGGATATCTCCTTGAATTAAACAACGGTTTCCTTAATAAGCTGCTGTGCATACTGCTGTGGCGTAATACCCAGACGCTCCGCGAGTGCGACCTGAGTCGAAGTCAGTACAACTTTGCGTGGAGAGGCACCGTTACTTCTTGCTGCCGGTGCAACCACGGGGTTCGCCCTGGGGCGAGAGGCGGCTTCGGCAACAACGGTTTTGTTACCAGAGCCGAAGTATGAAGGAAACACTTCCCGCATACGATTATCAACCAATTCATAGTATTGTTGAGACTTCGGGTCAATACCCTCATCCACGACAAGCTTCTCGTGAACACCATAAGCAAAGCTTGTCATTTCTTTATCACTGCCAAACCACGGGTTATTATCCTGCCATTCTACCTGTTGTGGATCAAGTACTTCGGAAGGTGGCAGATCGACACGAGGTTGCGTTCGTTGCGCCTCGCGTTGTTCGGCTAATACCTGTTGCTTCCAATTGTCGATTACTCTTTGGGAGACCGTAGGCGCGGACGCCTCCGCCAACTGCGCCTTGGTCAAAGCCTGCTGTGCCGCCGCAATCTCGTCCGCATCACCGGACTCATGTGCTTTTTTAAAGTTTTCGGTTGCCATGGCAACGGCGGTGCTCGCACCATACTTGCTATGCTCGTTCAGCGCCTTTTGCGTATCTTGCACCAACTTCAGAAGACGCTGATTCTCAGTTTGAAGATTATTCGTATAACTAACCGCTTCACCACTAAGTCTTTCCGCGGTTTCCTTGGCCCTACGCTCTTCATGAAATTGTAGTTTCAACTTCTTCATACGATTGAAGGCGCGTTTACCGTATGCCTCGATCTCCTGATCGGTCGCAAGATCACCATCGGTAGTCTTCAAGGTGGGATCCGGATCGCGACGATCCTCTACCGGGCGGTCATCCACGACCTCTACCTCTACTTCATCGAACATATCGCCCTGGGAAGCTTCGATATTCTTTTGAGGCGGCTCCATTGCAGTCTTTACACCCAAGAATTTGTCCTCTTCGCTCATTCTTCCGGTTTCTTCGCTCATTTTAAGCTCTCTCCACGCCTCTGGGGTCCTCGACAACCGCCTCGACCGTATCGTCGTTGATCAAACGGAACTCTCTACCATGAATTTTGATTCTGGTGCCGCTAAAAGCACGAAAAACAACCCAATCTCCGACCCCACAGTATGGCCCACTGGGAAATCGGGCATAATTAACGTAGGCGTCCGGCCCCATGGACATCACCCAACCCACTATGGTGGCAATCGACTCCTCTTCCTGGAATTGCTGTGACTTGACGATGCCACCTTCGGTGATCTCCTCGACTTCGGGAAGCGCAATCAACAGCTTATAGCCTTTCGGATCCGGCAACTGCGATGCGAAATTCTTCGTGTCCTCACCCGAAGCTTCTTCATCCTCTTTCAATAGCACCATCTCCTCCATTACATCTTTTGCGAGTGTAGCCATAATGACCTCTCGTTAAAATAGGCGCTCTAAGCGAGCGTAACTTACTACGGATCCCTCAATTTCGATTCCAAATCAAGCACTTCGCGCTCCGTCCAGGCCAAACCCTCTATGATACCACATACCTTGCGATATTCCTCGATATCCTTCGCGGCACCTATAGCCAGATGATCAGCCAACTCGTTCATCTGGTCCCTGATCTTCTTCTTGAGCAACAACAGCACGTCCTCATTCACTCTCTTCACTTTCCTTTGCTATCTTGCTCCCTATCTTCATACCTTCCAATTTCTGCGAAGCCTCGAATTTCTGATTATCGGCTTCGGCCTTCAACCTCAATTCCTCTTCCTCCAGCGTCAATTCCGCAACATCTATCGACGCCGAAACCTCCAGTTTCTTCCTTTCAAGATCAAGCTCCGCGGCTTCCTGTTGCATCGAAATCTGCAGCTTCTCCTGTTCAAGCTGCTGCTTCGCAACATCGGCCTGTTGTTTGCGCTGAACATCTGCTTCCCGAATACCGATTTCGCGTTGCCGCATCTGGATGATCGGATCTTGCTGCTGCTGTGCGGCAATCTGGGCCTGCTGCTGTTGCTGCTTCTTGCCGGTCATCTTGTCCGCGGCATCCGCCACCAACGTACTGAGCCTCTTCTCGATATCTTCCGGTAACGGCTGATCGACCGGCGGCAACGGAACACCAAGCTCTTCTTCGATCTGCCTACGGAACATGAATGCCAAATGCTCCCTGATGTGTGCATCCAACGCACCCATAACAGCACCACCGGCTGGACTATTCTGAACTTCCTGTGCCATTTGCGGATCACTCTTGAGTACCATATGTACACGCATGTGAGACTCATGGTCCTGATACTCATATGCCTTAACGGGTGCCATCGTAAGCATATCCTGATTCTCGCTGACCGGATCCTTCGGTGGCACGTCATCCGGCTGCGGCACGACCTTATCCGCATTCGGGATACCGATCAATTCCATCATCTGCCTGTGCAGAAGAGGGAGGTCATACATATTCGGGGCTTGAGCCGCTAATTGGAGTGCAGCCTGATACTGCATAATCCGTTGTGCCATGGTGGACGCATTCGGGTCCGAAACAGGCACTACATCTATCCTATCATCAAAATCTTCGGCTTTAATGCCTTCTCCCGCATCCGTCTCGTATGGATAGTCGGGATCCGTGTAATCATGGATGATCTTGGCTAAGATCTTGTATTCCTGCTTTAGGCTGGCATGAATGCGAGCCTGAATAGCGGACTGCACCTTCATCGCCCGTTCCATGATCGCAAGAGTAGTCCCTACCGGAGCCTCTTGGTTCATGTCTGCTACTTTGAGGTCCGCCATGGAAGCGAAGCGTCTACCCTCTTCCACGATGTTACCCAGTAAGTTGTAAAGGACCGAAGAAGGTTCCTTATAAGGAAGGAAGGTGATGTTATCACGTATCGCGCCACCCGGTACATCGACATCCCTGAATTCTCCCGGCA